TGCGGCTAGTTGTGCAGAAGTTAAACCCGCAGAAGAGCCACCACCAATAGCTAAGTCTGCCGCTGTCAGTCCAGCTTCAGCAGCACCAACAGTAGCCGCACCACCCGCATTTAATATGGCTGGCAAACCAAAGAGCAACCCCGCACCTATTGCAAACTCTTTTAAGCCGCTTTTAACTTCTTGTTGAGTGCCAGTTTTCTCAAACTCACCAGTAGGTTTGTATTGAGTAAACTCTCCACCTTCCTTGTTATCAGTAGCTTTATAGGTGATAACATTCTCAAGACCACCTACTTGTTGATCTTCACCAGAACCAGTAGTTGTGTAAACAGGTTGAACAATGGTGTCACCCAAGGTAACTGTTTGACCTTGAGGTACAGTTTCAGCCACACGAGCCGCAATCTGTCCTTCAGGTATGCCAACAGTCTCAGCCATCTGAGCAGGTGAGATTTTGTAAGTCTCCATAGCCGCAACGATGTCGGCATCGCTCATGCCTGGATTAGCAAGCAAGAACTCTACAATTTGTGCATTAGTCACGGCCATGATATTTATTCCTCTTCTTTAGGCAATTGAGCCTCTGCTTGCTCTTTAATCTTCAAAAGCAAAGGCCACACACCAGACTTGGCTGGCATTTCTCCAAGTACATTCAAAATGAATTGGACTTCGTTTGTTTCTAACTCTAATTTCATGCTGCGCTCCATGGTGTCCCAGTAGCCGTCACAGGATTCTTCTGCAAAGCAATGTTAGCGGCTAGTGCATCTTCTGTGGCTTGCTTGTCAACCCCATTAGCCCATACCCATCCAAGGACTGTTTCTTGTGTCAGGTCTGCATAGGGAATCGTAGGTGTTCCATCTGCCCATGAGCAAGTTGAATAGATAGAGGCTGTGTAGTCTCCATCTACTGCTGTGGCTTGCCAGTGGGCACAAAAAACATAGCCATTGGCTACTTCATAGTTTGTTTCTGAAACTGTCCAGTTATACGAGATTGACATAATTTTCCTTTCTAAGATTCCACGGCAATGCAGATTGGTGAACAACTACTGCATCTCTTGAACTAACCATTGGCACATCATCAATTCTTGCTTGCTTTGATTGGTTATATTTTGCTGATGTAACCATTAAATTCCACGGCACATGAAGACCGCAAGCGTTTTTAGCCTTCAAAGGCACGATGTGGTCAACATGAACTTTTGTTTCAAATGTTGTAGCCATATTTCTAACAGAAGCATAAATTGCTCTTATTTGATTTTGAATAACGACATCATCACGATAAACATTTGCTTGGTTGATTCGTTTATGTCTTACGCCATTGTTTCTAGCATTTGACTTTTGTCTTGATTCAACAGAACAAAATGCGCAAGACCTATTGCAAGCATATCTTTTTGTATTTTCACATCTAAAGCAAGGATTTCCTAAATAATACATATCACCATTTTTCTTTGCTGTTTCTTGTGCAATTCGTTCTGGTGAATTATCTGGTCTTTTAACACCTTGTCTAGATGCATACATACAGCATCTAGGATTCCTACCTTGTAAATGAACAGTAGGAGAAACTTGGTAATCACCATGTTCAGGACAGGTAACAATAATACTTGACAGTTTGCCTTGATAGACAACTTTGTCATAGTTAAATCTATTGCCATGAACCTTAACGGCATTGGCAATAAACTTTTCAGTTGTTAGCTTCTTGTTCATTTATTTATGGGCAGTTGTTACAAAGCCGTTTGAGGTTTCTCTATCGAGAGTTGAGATAGTCCAAGTTGTAGTCATGATATTTTCCTTTTAAAGATTAGCGGCAGAAAGACGCTGACGTAGTGATTCAATCATTGCTTGTTGTTCTTGAATAGCCTTGATGAGCATTGGAACAAATACGCTATATTTCACAGACTTTGTGCCTTCAAAATCCGTTTCAACCATTGCAGGGAAAACAGTTTCTAACTCTTGAGCAACAACACCAATTTGTTTATGCTCAGGACTTATTTTTAAATTGTAATTTCGCACCTTTACTTGCATCATGTCAGCAAGTTTTGGTGTCGTGTCAACAATATTTTCTTTTAAATTAACATCAGAAATAGCACCATAACTATTATTGGTGTTTACAATATTTCCAGAGTCTCTAATAATGCAACGGCCAGAATTATCGCCATTTGAAAAGTTTGCCAAACTGTAAGTGTTATTGGTTGTGACTCTTGTTCCAACAACATCAATTATGCTTGTGCCATTGTAAGTTGCACTTGTTGCAGTAACAGATACCGCAGGATTTGTGGCATTATCAGTTCTTAACTCATGGTATGAACCTGTACTTGAGCCATATGTTCCTACATTACTTGCTTTAAAGTAACCACCTGACGTTATTCTGGCTCGTTCTGAGAGAGTTACAGCGGTATTAGCACCAGCCGCTGATGTTGATGTGGTTTGAAATAGAATGCCACCAGCGTTGTTATCTAAAACAATACGATGGCTGTACCCTGCTTTAATACTTTCATCTCTTGCATCAGTGGGGTCATAGTAAGAATTATTTGATAGATAAAATTGATTTCCATTTCCATCCAAACCACCAAATGAATTTATCTGAAGCGGGATTAATGGTGAAGTCGTACCAATTCCAAGCCGACCAGACGCATCCAATGTCATGGCTTGGGTAAAGGAGAGTGTTGCTCCTGCGCCTGATGAATTGCTTGGGGCGTTGTACCAAATATGTTTTCCGCTACTTTGTGTGTATCGAGTTGAAAAACCATTGGCTATGTATTTTTCTGCGCCATCATAAACCCAGTTATTTGCAACATACGATTCATTGTTGTATGCCCCAAACATTCCGTTACCACTTACTTGCAATGCTTTAATTAAACTCCAAGCACTCGGTGTAACACCAAGACCTAGATTGCCTGCGCTATTAAGTTGTAGGTGCGCTGTACTACCATCTCCAGAAAATGCTAAACCAGCAGTTCCTGATGCGTTATTCCAAATAGCACCAGCCGCCGCATTAGTAGAATCGTCAAAGTAAACTTTATTAGCACTACGCAACTCAATGTAGCCAGTGATTTTTTGGTTGCCAACAATGGTTAACTTTTGGTCAGGCGAACTCGTCCCAATACCCAGACCTGTCGAGGTTAGGCGCATTTGTTCTGAGCCGTTACCCGCCTCAAACACAATGTAAGAAGTTGGCGAATTTTTAAATAATTGAATAGTTGCAGTTCCATCGCCATTGCTTAAAACTGCACCGCCACTACCCGTTGTTTTGCCTGTGAAATAATTGGATTCGTTAGATAATCGAAACATTCCACCATTTGCAGGGGCTGATGCAACTATTCCATCAATAACAAAACGACCATTAACACCCAAATTAGTCCCATCAAAAGTAAGCGCAGACCCAGTAGCCAATGCACTAGAACTTGAGGCGTAAACCACACCGCCTGATGTGAATGATGTTAGATTAGTACCACCATTGGCAGTAGGTAGTGTTCCTGTCACACCAGTAGTTAAAGGAAGTCCTGTCGCATTTGTCAGGGTTGCACTTGTAGGTGTTCCCAATATTGGAGTCACCAAAGTAGGTGAAGTCGCAAAGACATTAGCACCGCTACCTGTCTCATCTGTCAAAGCACCTGCCAATTGAGAGGAGGTGAATGAACCTAAAGAGGTTGCATTACCAACAGAAGTGACTGCACCTGTTAAGTTAGCGTTAGTGGTGACGTTACCCGCTGTCAGACCAGAGGCAGTACCTGTGATGTTTGTGCCTACCAAAGCAGATGGAGTGCCGAGGGCAGGAGTAACCAAGGTGGGTGAGTTGGCAAAGACTAAAGCACCACTTCCCGTTTCATCAGATACCGCAGAAGCTAAGTTTGCTGAACTAGGAGTAGCCAAGAACGTAGCTACACCCGTACCAAGACCTGAAACACCTGTTGAGATTGGCAAACCAGTTAAGTTAGTTGCGACACCAGAGGCAGGAGTTCCCAAGGCGGGAGTCACAAGTGTTGGCGAGTTTGACAACACTACAGAGCCTGTGCCAGTAGATGAAGTTACACCAGTACCACCATTAGCCACTGCTAGAGTGCCAGTAATATCGGAAGTAGAAAGAGTTACTGCATCCCAAGAAACATTCGTTCCATCACTTTGGAGATACTTGTTTGCTGCAGAGGTTTGAACAGGTAACAGATTATTGATAGCTGCAGTAGCCGTAGAAGCTCCTGTACCACCATCAGCAATGGCTAAGTCTGTAATACCAGTAATCGAACCACCAGTAATTGCCGCAGCAGAGTTATCTGTCTTAGTCGCAATGGCAGTTGAGATGTTATTGAACTCGGTATCAATCTCAGTACCTCGCACGACCTTGAGTGGATCGCCAGGCGTGAGGTTGTCTTTGGTGGCGAAGTTAGTACTTTTTGTGTAGTTACTCACGATATTTTCCCGTCTTTAGATTGAATCTCAATTTTCTGAATCGACAACTGAGTTCCGTTGATAGTAGTTTCGTAACCTGTTTGCACAATTTTACCCGCACCAGATGCGTTTACGTCTAATGTTTTGATAAGCAAACCACCTGAGTATTCAGCTACTCCGTACTCAGCAAGCCCATACTCATAGTTCTGTTGTGTAGGAATAAAAGCATTACCAGACAGATAGTTGGCGGCAAAGTCAAAGCCCCACTTGATCGTCACAAACTGGTTAGACCCACCAATGATGATTGTCTTGATTCGCTTGAGGATAGAAATCTGATTCTGATTACCAAGGTCTGCATGGTTCGTAAAGTAGCTCAATCGGTAAGTGGAAGTGTTATCTAAGAAACTTCCATACTTGCCAATAAAGCCTGTTTTACCAATGTACAAGTCGCCATTGCGAAGCGAATAGAGAGATGAAGGCGTAATTGAGTCCCACTTGGTTACTCTAAACGCACCATCTTGAAGTTGCATCTTTGTGTCGAAACAGAAGACCTGTGCTGTTACTGGAAGCGTTAACAGATAAAAAGCATTCTTCTCTGAGTAAACAGACTTTAGATTAGCAAGAGTCTCTACCGCTAAAGATGAGATAAGGTCAGAACGTACATTCTTAGACAAGTCTCTTAGGGGTGCAGACTTCTCTTGGATAGTTCTCATCAATGAACGAACACCTGAGTCTGATAAGAAGATGACGTCTGTGCCAATACTTTGGATCGTATCCCTAGCAATACATCCAATAGAGCCTACTGTGTCTGATAGAAAAAGAGATGCGGGTGTTGAAGCACCAGAGTAAACAAGAATCTGTCTCTTACCAAAGATAAAGAAGAAGTCATTGTGAGCCGCTAGACCCATTACTTCATCAGCACCATTAGGCCATACCCGAGAAACATCTAAAGTGCCTGTTGTGCCACCAGCCCATACATGACCCGCAATCAGGTCTGAGAAACTGATGGTGACCTTATCTGTAGCAGTATTAGCCACCCACAAACGACCAAATGCTGAAATAGCGATATTTGCTTGTGGAACAGTTCCTACATAACCAGACTTCTCGGAAACTCTGCGATACGTAGTTGTACTTATAGCAGGGTCATAAATCAAAGGATCGTGGCCTGATTGGAAGAAATAAGCTATTCCATTCAAAGATGCACATTGCCAGTTAGATGCCGTAATGGTAGGAGCAGAGCCTCCACCACCATAGGTCAACTCAGTCACAGCGTTAGAAGTGCCAAGTTTGAATAACTTGTTGTTTCCCGCAAACAAAACAGTCAAAGTGCCATCAGTTTGAACTAACTCATGGATAACTCCAACAGTATTAGACCCAAGGTTTCCAGATGAGGAATTAACATGGGTGTAGCCCTTGCGAGCGCCAATACGACCAAACTGGTCAATCACACAATTAGCCGCAGTTAAAGCAAAGCCAGAGGACAAATCCAATGGCGAATCTTGCGTGTTTAGGCCATAAAAGCCTGGTGCGCTAATGCTTTGACTTTGAAGTGGTGATGCCATTTAGACCGCCACAAAGTTGTCTTCAGGGTAACGAGTGGACTCCAATGCAATAGCATCAGAGAGCATTGAACGGAACAAAGCATAAGCCTCATTAGAAGCAGTACCACCATCCTCACCTCGCTCAATCAAAGCACGAGCATAGGCACTCTGAGTCACCAAATAGTCCAAAACCTTGACAGATGTGCCATCAGCAGACAGATTAGCCTGTGGAACAACCAAATCAAACAGAATGGTAAACACACCTGAAGGAACAGGGTAAAGGTCTACTTTGGTGTCTCCACTGCCATCTACACCGCTAAAAACATATTCGTAGGGAATAGATGTTGCGCTAGGGGCAAAGTTCAGTCTGCGGTTCATCTCCACAAACGTGATGTTGTTCATGCCAATCAAACTGGTTGTATTGATGACATCGTTAACTCTAAACTTTTGACCCGCACCCGTAAGAGAATATGAACTTGTGTTGGCAGAAGTAGTTACTGTAATCACACTGCCTAAACAGTTCCAATTGTAAGAGTCTTCAATCTGTCTCTTAGCATCATTGACAAACTTGCCAATCAAAGCGGAATAGGTTGTCTCTGAAACAGTTGAAACAGTAGTCTCCCGCAATCGGGTGAGCACATCGTTTACAAGTTCTAAGTAGGTCATGTTCTTTGTGCTCCTTGAACCTCAAATGTGGCAATAAAACTAAAGGTACTACCTGATTGAGTAGTAATTTCCAGTTTATCGCCTTCCTCAAACACAATATAAGCATTGCCATCAAACTGTAGATATTCCTTTGTACTAAAGTCGTAAGCAGTAAGGATGTCTAAAGTCGTTGCTGTACTTGCGTCATACCATTGAACAGTGATGTGCTTGGTCGATCCACCAGTATTGTGGATGTACATGACAGTAAATTTGGCGTAGTAACCCGTAGGTACTGTGTAAACAGTTGTTAATACTGCCGCAGCAGGGCTAACTCCAACAGATACTGGTCTCACTTCATATTCCTCTTAGAGATCGCTTTAGCCTTAGCCTTAGCGTCTTCCTTGGACGTTGCGCCCCAAGCTCTAAGAGATAATAGGAGTCGGGTAGGCTTCCCATCTTTCATCTCAGCGCCAGGCATATTGCCCATTCGTGCTAAAAAGGATGCCCTACGAGGGTTATCTCCCGACTTAACTGGTGGTTTTAAATTGCCACCTGTTTCTGCATTATACGATGCTCTTCCTTTGGCATTCAAGCCCCCCTTGGGGTTTTTTCCTTCTTTTGTTTGCCAAACAGGAGATTTCATTTCTTCTTTGCGGTCTTAGCCGCAGCCTTAAATGCCGCCTCAGTAGGTGCGCCTTTAGAACCAACCTTACGCATCTTTTCCTTAGAACCCGCTTTAATGCGTTCTTGTTTGGCATTGATGTTAGCGTAGAGACCTTGTTTCATTTCTTACCCTTTGGTTTAGACATACCTGCTTCGGATAAAGCAATAGCCACAGCCTGTTTTGGATTAGTTACGACCTTTTTATTGGTAGTCAACTTGCCCTTACCAAACTCAGTCATCACCTTGCTGATCTTCTTTTGGGCTTTGGTTTTCATATCAGTACATGATTTTGGCAGTGATTGTGCCAGTTACATAAACTGTGCAATTGGCTCTTAAATACTTAGGAGCGTTAGCCACAGTAATAATGCCATCACCAGTTAAGGCCGTACCAATCGTTGAATATGTTACCCCGTCCAAACTTCCTTGCAAAGCAACAGTAGCACTTGTAATGCCTGAAACTTGTAAGAATGCGGGTTGAC